TTGTCAGCATAACTTGGCCCATTGGAATAACCTCCAGCATATGATGTACGAGAATTTCCTATTCCATTTAACATACTTTTAGTCATTTCCATATTATTTGTTCTTAATTTAAATGCAGTTTCGCGTAAATAACATCCAATACAAAATGCCATAATCAAGTCATCATTGTATCCTCCTTGTGCTTCTGCTCTACCGTTTCTCCATATAAATACTTTCATTTCCTCTAATAGGCGAACAGAATAAAAAACAACTCCTTTATCCATAACTGCTTCTTGGAATTTACCAATTGCAATTGGGCGAGTAGTATTTGACATTGTAAAGCCTGGGGTCATTTTGCTGTGATCCATATAAGGATCAAAGAAAGAATCTACATTATTTGTTCCACCTTTTGGTGAGTAATAGAAATTTTGATAACCTCTATCTAAAATGGTCTGCACAGTTGACCAGCCTACACTTTGATTTTCGACAGCTAATAGTGCATTATTATATTCCGTTGCAATGCTAACTAATAGATGACCATAATCCTTAGTATTGATTTGTCCCTTATATTCACCTACCTGAGTGAATGTTTCGACATCAAAGATGTGAAACGCCGAATAATCCTTGCCATCGCCACGAGCTACATCAGCTACGATCAGATAACTCCTTGAATAATCCGCTGGTTCCCAAATCCATAGGTTTTGATCTATACCACGTTTTTCTAGAGGTTCTTTTACGTGAAATTGTTCGTAAAAGGTAATATCTTCTGGGATGAATACTGTATCACCAGAAGTTGTAAAATCACAGTCACATTCCTGTGCTGCTAGTCGAGTACCTAAATCAGCATCTTGTTGATCTCTCCATAATTGATCTCGTTCAGGGTGAACTTGCCAAGGTAATCTAATAGGTAAAAAACTATTATCACCCATTTCTGCAGCAACCCATGTTTTATGAAACCAATTACCTGTACCATAAGGTGTAGATAATGCAATACATCCACCACCCGTAGCTAAGGTTTGTTGAGCTGAAGCCCATATTTCACCAATGTTGTGAATAAAGGCCGCCTCATCTATAATTAACAAAGAAACGGCTTCTGAGCGGCCGGCATCACTTGATGCTGAAGTGGCTTTGATTTGGGAACCATTTGGTAATCGAAGTGTTAATTTATTTGCTTCATCAGGTTTAGTTGGAAACTTTAGCCAAGAAGGTAAGTTATCATACATAAACTTAACCTTTGTAACCATGTTTTTAGCGGTTTCCTGTTTAGTTGCAATACATAGTACGTTTTTATCTTGATAAAACATCATTAACCATAATGAATATCCTGCAGTTAAAGTTGAAATTCCTAACTGCCTAGATTTTAAAACCATTGAATATGGATTTTCTTGGAATAAAGTAAGTACTTTTTCTTGAAATGGATAAAGATTAAATTGAATACGTCCGCGTTTTGGGTGCTGGATGTAGCAGTATTTTTTCATAAAATATGCCGGGGATTGGGCACACTTTATATACTCCTCTCGGACTACTTGTTTTAAACTTTTTTCTTCCATTATTTAACTACTATAAAGGTAATAATAGTAAGTACGGAAGCCACAAATCCTCCGCCCAACCACTTAAGTCCTGATTTTAAGTTATTGTTTTTGCGAGTAAGATCAGTTACGTCTTTTTTAAGTCCTTTGATTACTTCATCTTGTACAGCCATAGTTTTTTCATATGTAGCTGTTTGAGCAAGATAATTTTTTTCTTTTTCTATGTAAATATTGATTGTGCTATCTTTGGCGTCAATTTTTTCATTCAATTGCCATACCATTTTGTTTATAACTTTCAATTCAGCAATAGCAGAATCACCTCGTGTAAGGTCAATTGCAATTGCTCGTGCTTTATCGTGTGAAAAACAAATTTTATCTGTAACGGTCTGAGAAAAACTGCTCGAGCTCAGTATTAGAAGCACTAGTAAGATCTTTAATTTTGTTGCCATAATATGTGCGTGTTGTTTGTAGCTCTTGTTCTGTTAATTTAATTTCTGTGTTTAATGAATCAATAATGTGATTTTGTTGATCTAATTGTTTGTTTAATATTTTTTGACCAAATTTCAATAATGTAATTTGGCTTTTTAAATGTTCAATTTCTTTTTTTTCTTTAGCGGATTTATCAGTTTGTGTAGGTTTTTTAACATCACATTTAACTAAAAATACGAGTAACAATAAAAGTATCCCACCTATGATAAGATGGGATAGCTTTAGTTGAAATGTTTTATTTTGTATCATACCTCTACATCTCGGCCAGCAGCACGTTTCAAATCGTCCATCATTGTTTTAGGAAATTTGAATTTTTCTTTTGCTAGTTTTAAAATACCTTCAATTTTAGCTTTATCATCTTTGTTTTTCTTAACAGATGCTAAAAATTGATTGAATTTAACTTTCTTTTCTTCAGGTGTATTACCTAATTCTTTAGCTGTTTCATCACCACTGATTGCTTTAGTAGCTGCTGTTACTTCATCATCTTCTTCAGAATAAGATACATTATCAAATCCGTCATCTCCAGCTGTACGAGTAGCTACTTTTGCTTTGGGTGTTTTTTCTGCTTTTGCTTTGGGTTCTTCTTTAGCTTTTGCTTTTGGGCCTGGTTTGTTGGCTACATCTTTACCTGATTTTGATTCAGCTTCACCTTTTTCTAAGATACCGGCATCAAGAAGATCAGATACTACAGGACGAATTTTTTGTTGAATTACTCCTAGTTCTCTTGCTACATCAGCCATAGTTTTTTTACCATCTACTTTTGATAAAATAAGATCAACTACTTTTTTAAAGTTTTCTTTTTTATAGCGAGGTTCAAGTTTTTCACTAGGAGCTAAACCTTTTTCTAAGGCAAAAGCCATTTCATTCAAAAGATCTTCTTCAAGTTGAGTTTGTGTTTTAGCAGATAAATCAGCTTCTTTTTTCTGCAGATCTGCTTTTTTACCTGTTAAGTCTGCAAGTTTCTTTTGTAAAGGGGCTAGTTGTTTTGTAGCAGCTTCAATTTGTTTGTCTAATGCGGTTATTTGATCGCCAATTCCAGCTTCATTTAGAGTAGCACTAATTTCTTCACGTATGATTTCGAGTAAACGAGATTTTTTCATTGTCTAATTTTATTTATAAATATTAGATTCCTATTACTCTTTTAAGTTTCTCGATTCTTTCCTCGGTAGTACCTGATAATCTGGCAAAATAAGGAATTTTAGTTTTATGTTTTTCGATAAGTTTACAAATTTCTTTATCGATTTCTTTACGATATTCCATATCTGTAGTACGAACACCATTGTTTTCTAATTCAACACCCTCAGGTGAAACATAGAAAATATAGTCATATTCGCGCAATAAATGCGAAGCCGCCTCGTTTATTGTATCGGCTATAAAATATGGGATTGAAATAGCTGAACGTGTAAAGGCCATTACATCAATTACTGTGCGATCTGTAATTATATTTTCTAAATATAATTCGCTTGAACGTTCAGCAAAAAATATAAATTGACCTTTTAATGTTGAATCAGTATTCAATGGAATACCTAAATCCCGTAAATATTTTGAACGCTCAGTTCGAAATTCATAATTTGCAAATTCAGGTAATTCTTTTAATGCATTAACTAGTGTAGTTTTACCAACTGAAATTGTACCACAAAAACCTATTCTCATAACTTTATTTTAATAAACTTTCAACAACATAAATCGCTTGTGCTCCTGATACTGTAATACCTCTTGCACTCAAAGCATCACCCACGAAATGTACGTTAGAATACTTAGTTAAACTAAGATCTTTATAATTTACTAACGGTTCAGGTGACAAATATTTTACTTCAGGAATATAAATACCCCAATCGTCTTGTAATGTTGGGAATACTTTTTTCATATCTTGGATAAAATCCATAACATATTTAAAATAACCTTCCATAGCAGGTTCAACAACATGAGCTAATGTATCTAAACTAATTTGAGTTGCTGTTACTCCATTGCCTTCTGATGTGGTTGAAGGTTGACGAGATGGACTATAATATAAACCAGTACCTTCAGATTGTAATTTACTTACTACATTGCGTGACCAAGTAAATGGATCTTCGATACCATTAATTTCCATCAAAATACCAAAGTTAGTCATATCATTTCGATAACGCATATCTTTTTTAGCGTGACCATTGTAACTGTGGTCTCCATATGTTTCTTCTACAGCAACATAAGCAGCATTATTATTTGTACAAAATGAACGTAATGAAACACCTTTATCATCAAATTTTCTATACAACTTAAAGTCATATGAAATATCAATTAGTTTTTGGAAGTGTTTTTGTGGTGCTTCAAATCGAACACCAATTTGCACTGATTTAGGTTCATCTGGAAGTTCATATTCGTTTGCTAATTGTTGGGCAAAATCA